ATTCTATCAGATCAGTATTGATTCTGGATTCCAGAGAGATACTGACGTAACAGGTTCTATTTTTGGTGAGTTTGAACCAAACCCCCTTACAAAACTCCTTACCTCTGTAAGTCTTGGTTCAACAGTTCTCGATGTTGATTCAACCGTTGACTTTCCTGAATATGGTAAGTTGGTCGTTGACGATGTTGATGGCAATGAGATTGGTATTGCATATAGTGGTAAGACCACAAACCAGTTCTTTAACGTATCTGGTCTGACCAATTCATTGAACAAGAAGTCTGACGTTAAGTTAGATTCTTTCTCATATGCCTATGTTGGTATTGATACCTCACAAGAAATCAAGGTTAGATTTACATCTACTCTGAAAGATTTTGTACAAAACGATCCAACATATTATTTCAAAAAGAATGACACTATTGAGATCAAATCATTTGGATATGAGGCGCCTGGTAAGAAAGCAAATAATTATGTTCTCAATGTCCAAACAAAATTTAAAATTGCTGAAAGTTCTGTAATTGATGCTAATGCATTCGTATATAACTTTAAAGTTTATGATGATCATTTCTTCCAAGAAGGATATAAATTAAGATATGAAAACGAAGATGGTACTGTATCAGTTCTCGGAACAGTCACTAGAATTATATCAGAGAAGGAGATCAACGTAACTTTCGGACAACAGATCAATCTTTTAGGCACATTCTATCTTGAGAATCAACTACTCAAGGGTTCGTCTACAAGTCATTCATATATCAAGAACTTTGTTGCCAACGTACAGAATACGTATGCAAAGTTTAATGGTGATGTTCTCTTATCATCTAACTCAATACCAAAATATTATGATATTGAGACAAATGTTTATGATAAGAGTGTAACTTTCTCAGCATCATTGACGAGTACTGATATTTTACCATTACCAACTAACCCAACATCATTACCTGATCATGGTTTCTACACAGGTAACTCAGTATATTTCCAATCTGGTGGTAATGGTTTCGAGGGTGTTACCGATGGTTCCTACTTTGTATACAGAGTTAATGAGAGTGAAATCAAACTTGCAAGAAGTAAGGCAGACCTTACAAGAGAATCATATATTACATTTAACGGGTCAGTAGTAAATGCTTCTTTAAGTTACCTTGATTTTTATGGTAAAACGATTCAACCACAGGGTATCTACAGAAAGATTCTGAGTCCTACTAATAGAAAGAAAAAAGAGAAAACAACTTCAGGATACACGGGCATTTTTGTTAATGGTCTTGAGTTGTTAAACTATAAGTCATCTAATAGTGTTTACTATGGTGATATCCTTGACTTCACTATGACAAGTGGTGGAGTTGGATATGATATTATCAACCCACCAGTAGTAAAGATTGTCGATGAGGTGGGAACTGGAGCAACAGGTGTTTCTAATGTTATAGGTCAACTTGTAAGACTAGATGTTACTGACCCTGGTATGGGTTATTATGCACCACCAACAATTACAATCAAGGGTGGTAATGGTTCTGGTGCAGAGGCAGAACCTAGAATGATTTCAATTAAACATGAAAATTCTTTCATTGCTAATTTCCCAAGTAACGTAAATCTAACAACTAATGAGATTATATTTGAAGAGGATCACAAATTCTTAGATGGTGAAAGTGTAATTTATGAACCAAGAAATACGTCTAGTGTTGTTGGACTGAATACTGATGGTGAGTATTTTGTATTTGTGACTGGTCAGAAGTCTATTAAACTTCACACGACAAGAGGTGACGTATTCGCTGGTATTAACACTGTTGAATTTACAGGTTATGGTGATGGTGTTCAATACCTTGTGGCAACAGAACTTAAACAGGTTGTATCTAGTGTTGTAATTACTAATCCTGGCACAGGTTACGAAAACAAAAAGAGGACTATTCCAACAGCTGGTATCAATACCGTATCAGACAGAGTTGAAATTTTAAATCATGGTTATAAATCAAAAGAAGTTGTAAGATATACAAGAGGGACGCCAAGAGTTGAGGGTCTGAGTGAAGATAAAGATTATTTTGTTAAGAAGATTAATGACGATGCATTTCAATTAACAGAAGTTGGTACTGGAACTGTCGAAAGAGATTATTATTATGATAGGGGAATTATCATAAACTTCACAAAACAGGGTAGTGGTTCATTCAACTATCCACCAATCACTGTTGAAGTAGAGGGTGCTGCAGCGTCATTTGATAAAACCTTTGTTGAAGATTTCCAAGAACTCTATGTTATTGAATCTCCTATTGAAGAGAATATTATCACTCCTGTATCAGTACTTGCATGGACTGATACTGAAGCAGAGATCACAAATCCATACTATGTGTTGGTAAGTGCCGATGCAAACTGGTTGATTAGTGATGATCCATTCATTGGTAATATCCTTCTTTATGAAGCAAAACTACAACCTGTCTTTAGAGGAGAGATCTTAAGTATTGACTTAACCAATGGCGGGGTTGGTTATGGTGCATCAACTATCGTTGATTTTAGAAGACAACCTGAAATCACTTTTGAGTCTGGCTCAAATGCAAAACTTACTCCAATCATCAACAATGGGCAGATTGTTGAGGTCATTGTAAATTCGGGTGGTGAAGGTTACAATGCACCACCTGATCTCAACATCGTAAGTGAGACTGGTAATTTTGCAATCTTAGTACCAATCATCAATAATGGTGAGATAGAAAGTGTCTATGTTCAAAAAGGTGGTGTGGGTTATATCTCAGGTAAAACTACAATTGATGTAATATCTGCTGGATCTGGAGCAAGAACACAGGCAAATATTAGAGGATGGAATATCAATCTATTTGAAAGAAACTTCTCCAACTTTAAAGATGATGACTGCATTATTGAGGAGAACATTTCAAACAAGTCACTTCAGTATGCAGCAGTTTATGCACCTAGACCATTAAGAGAGTCACTAAACTCATTAAATGGTTTCGGGGAAGATAACATTCAATATGGTATTTTTGACTTAACATTAAGCACTGGTGGTGAAGAGATTGATAGTTTGTACCACTCACCAATCGTAGGTTGGGCCTACGATGGCAATCCAATCTATGGTCCATACGGTTTCGATAATATTGATGGAACTGGTAACATTCGTAGAATGGTTACAAGTTACAAACTCAAGAATACACCTGTCAATAGACCTTCATACAATGCATTCCCTAACGGATTCTTTGTAGATGACTATATCTATGCTGGTGACGGCGATCTTGATGAACACAATGGTCGCTTCTGTGTAACACCAGATTATCCAAACGGTGTATATGCATACTTCTGTACTATCTCCGATACTGTCGATTCCTCTGGTCCATTTAATAACTACAGAAGACCATTGTTCCCATATGTAATTGGAGACGATTATAATTCATTACCAATTCCATTCAATTTCAGGTCATCATCCAATCAAACTGATTACGATATTGTAGAGGATAATTGGTTTAGAAATACTAAGAACTATTTCACAAATGGCGGAAATAGTCAATATGATTACATTTACAATTCAGACAAACTTAGAAATCAGTCTTTAGACATTACTAACACATCATCAGGTAGTGTTGACGGTATGACTATTTTGGATCCAGGTGATGGATACAAGATTGGTGATAAGGTTGAACTCAATTCAACTAATACTGGTGGTAGAAATGCAAACTTTAGAGTATCTCAACTTAAGGGTAAGAATGTAAACAGTGTAAGTCTTGCCACTACATCTTATGAAAATGTGGAGTTTACAAGTACAGGAAGTGCTAATGGGTTTGTTGGTATTACTTCGGCCCCACACAACTTCTTACCATTAGATACAATTTTCATTGATGGTTTATCTTCATACTACAAAGGATTCACTGGGTCATATTCGGTCGGTGTATCAAGTGAAAGATGGTATGTATCACTAGGAATAGGAACTGATACTGTCACTGGTATTGTGACCTACGTTTATATGAATGGTCCTTTAGGTGAGAATTCAATTAGACCAAATGATATTCTCAGAATTGAAAGAGAAAAATTAAAAGTTCTCAATATTGATGAAAAATCTAGTAGAGTCAGAGTTCTTAGAGGTATCGATGGAACACTTGCAGTTGCCCACTCTGCAGGTACTGTTGTTAGAGATGATCCAAGAAAACTCAGATTCCTTTCAACAGGTATCAATACTCAGAGAAATCTTACAATTAATAAACAGTTATACTTTACTCCAAACGAGGCAGTTGGTGTAGGTACATCAACTGTAGGTACTGCAACTACAATTACATTCTCAAATCCAGGTGTTGGTTTAACACAGGTCAGAGTTGATCAACAACAGATCTATCTCCCAGATCATAAGTTGTCATTGAACACTCCGATGATCTATTACACCAATGGTGGAACATCTATTGCATGTTGGAGTGGTATAACAAGTACGCCTATATTTAATCTTGATGAAACTAGAAATATCTTTGCGGTTCCATTATCCAAAGATATTATTGGTATTGCAACTCAAAGAGTTGGTGTAAATTCTGTTGGCACATATGTTGGTATTAACTCTGAGAAGGGTGGATTATTATACTTCGAATCCACTGTAGGTCTTGGAAGTTATCATAGTTTCAATACAAATATTGCATCTGTAATCAAAGGTAGAGTCTCAAAAAACGTTGTCACTGTATCTACCGCACAAACTCATGATATGAGGAGAGGTGACATCGTTACTGTTGATGTCAATCCAACAACCACAACCAATATTAAAGTCAAGTATGATGATTTTAATAGAAGAATTGTTTTTGATCCTGACACTATTGAACCAACTGGTATTAATACAAGCAATAATACATTTATTGTTCCTCAAAATAAGTATTTTACTGGTGATAAAGTCATCTATACTTCTGGTGATCCATCAGAAAATTTGACTGCCTCTGGAATGTATTATGTTTATTCTTATAAGAATAATGTGATTAAATTGGTTGAATATCTGTCAGAACTTTCGAGTGAGAATCCTAATTTTGTAAATGTTGGTTCTGCCACTACTGGAACACTTTCCAAAATCAATCCAGAAGTAAAAGGACAAAAGAATCAATACATCAAGTTTGATTTATCTGATTCATCACTTTCATTTGTTGATAAGGGTATTACTTATTCTGCATTTGACATGTTCATCTATAGTGACTCCCAAGAAGTTAATGAGTTCTGGACAACACGAACTGATAGAAACTTTGAGGTCACAAAGTCTGGTGTGGTTGGTGTAGATACTACTGCAAATCTCACTCTGTTTATGAGTGATAACATTCCAAATAATCTCTACTACGGATTCAGTCCTGATAATTTGGATATTATTCCTCCAGTCAAGTTGAGATTGTTTAAAGATGATACTGTTATCAATAACAATAGTATCAATCTTACTAAAAACAAATTTGATGGAATTTATAATGTAGTTGGTGTTACATCAGATACTTTTGAATATAATATTCCTTTTGACTACGACACTGTAGTCTCATATGGTACCACCAATGCAACTATGAAGTATGATACTTCATCATTGACTGCAAATGGACCAATCAACAAGATCAATGCACTCAATAAAGGTGTAGGGTATAAGTCTCTCCCAGGATTCTCTTCAGTTACGAGTAAGAATGGTACAGGTGCACTAATTCAACCATATTCGACCACTATCGGTACAATTCTGGGAACTAAAATCAACTACATTGGTTTTGGTTATCCATCTGATAAAACTCTAAACGTAGTAGGTAATCTTCCACAGGTATTAAGAATAGACCCACTTGGTTCTTTTGAATCCATTGGTATTTCCTCTGGTGGTGTCAATTACAGTCAGGCACCTGATCTTATTGTTATTGATGGATTCACAAATCAAGTTATCACTGATGTCAAACTTGATTACGAACTCGATGACAATGAAGTCAATATTATTGAAAATACTAAATCACTGAATAATGTTCCACCATCATTTATTCCCACTCAAAACACAAATGGTTTCAGTATTAGTTCCGTATCTTATAACTCGACTAACAAAATTGTCAGACTTACCTTCTCTAAACAGTTTAGTGAAGAAAAAGAATGGCCATTTAAGGTTGGTGAAAAGGTAATTGTTGAAAACGTTGCAATCGGTTTCAATACCACTGGTAGAGGTTACAATTCTGAAGATTACAACTATTCATTGTTTGAGGTAACCGCACTTGATAGTCAACTTGGTGGTGCAAATGCTTACATTGAATACGATCTAACCGATCATCTTGCACAAGGTGAGTTCCCTGGTCAAGTAACAAGTTCTATCTCTGGTTCTGTAACCCCTGAGACGTTCTTCCCAATATTTGATCCAAAACTTACCACAACAAACTTCTTCGAGGGGGAAAAAGTTACTAATGGTGACTATGTTGGTACGGTTGAGAGATTTGATGCCACAAGTGGTTATCTGTTTGTTTCTTCTGAGGATGATTTTGAAGTTGGTACAATTATAGAGTCCCAATCATCTGGTAACAAGGCAAACATCGTCAGTAATATTGATTTTGATTCAACAATCAGACTTGGTGTCGGTGCAACATTCATAGACGGATGGCAGACCAATTCTGGATTCTTGAATGATAATCTTCAAGTCATTCCAAACAACGAATATTATCAGAACTTCTCATATTCACTCAAGTCAAGGGTTGCATATGAGACATGGGATGATGCAGTCAGTTCACTGAACCACACAGCTGGTTTTGAGAAGTTTGCAGATCTTGTAATTGACAATAATGCTGCTGGTATTGCTTCAGCAGTTGACTTCCAGATTGAAACCGTTGTTGATCTGATTGGGGAGGGAATGCTTAATTGTTTCCCTGACTTTGATGGTGCTACTGAGGTAACTCTTGATATTAATGGTGGTAGAATTATTTCTAATGAGATTGTATTTGAGAATAAGATTCTTGTAGATTACTTTGAGTCAAGAGGTAACAGAGTTCTTAAGATTGATGACTTTAGTGGTGAGTTTAATAGTAACCCAAGAGAAACAAAGTATTCTATCGTTGATTTCTTTGATAACAAATATGCATGGAACAAGTTCTTTACTTTAATTCAAGATAGTGAACTGAGAAGTAGAAAGCAGTTCGGTGTAGTTACTGTTCTTCAGGATGGTACTACAGGTTATGTGAACCAATACGGCACTATCGACACGGGTAAACCACTGGGTTCGTTTGATTACATCGGTGCTGGTACCAGTGAGTGGGGTCTTACATTCTTCCCCAACCTGTTTGAATATAATAACTACGATATCTCATATTTCACATTTAGTGGTGTTGAAAGTTTGACTAGTGTTGGGTCAACTCAAGTCGGTGATGTTGTTTCAATTGCATCGTCATCAGTATCGGTACCAGTTTCGACAACCACCACTTTGGTGCAGATTCCAACCACAAGTAGATCGGCAAAACTTCATGTTCAAATGGAAGATGCTGAAGACAACTACTTCTACACAGAACTGAATGTATTACATGATGGTACAAATGTACAACTTCTTCATTATGGAGATGTTGATTCTACTGAAGGTATTTCATCTGGGTTTGGTACATATACAGCAAATATTAGTGGATCCAATATTGACGTTAATATTGTACCAACAGTAGGAACTGCTGTTACTGCCAATATTATCTCTGTAGAGACTAATGCAACAGCAACAGGAGTTAATACAACTCCGATGAGTGTTACAAACCTTTCTTCATACTACAAGTCAATCTCTGCATCTGGTTCTCCAGTTGCAAATGAGATTGCAGCATATGAAGATCCATTTGCTGGTGAATACTTCATGGTAACTGTCCATGACACTACCAACAATGAATATGAGATGTTTGAGTGTCATGTTCTTGACTCAAATAACCAAAACATTGTTAAGTATGGACGTATTGGTACTAACTCTGGTTTAGGAACAGTTGGTGCTGTTACATCAGGCACCTCTGTAAGTCTGGTATTTACACCTAATGCAAGTATTGATGTAGATGTCAGAACCTTTGGTATTGGTCTGAAGAACTATAATAATATTGTTGGTATTGCATCAATCAGTGCCCTACAAAATAACATTTTGTTCTCTGATTACGGTACATATACTGGCACTGAGTTTGACAAGAAGAGAGCATTCAATCTCAAACACAATACTCTCCCAATCTTCCAGAGAGCATTCCTTGGAAACGATTCTTCAATTGTAAATCTGTCAACAAATCAGGTAACAATTCCAGATCACTTCTTTGTCACTGGTGAGAAGGTAAGCTATAGTTATGAGAACTCGGATTTATCTACAGCAAATGCAATTGGTATTGCAACAACAACTGTTTCGGGTGTGTCAACAGATAAGTTACCTTCTGAACTCTACATTGTCAAATACAGTAATAAGTCTGTTGGATTTGCTAAGAGTGCAACTGATGCACTTGCTGGATCACCAATTGTATTTGATCTGACTTCTGTTGGTGTTGGTACATTCCATAAGTTGACTGCAACTAACCAGAATGCAAGAGCTCTTGTTGCTATTGACAACATGATTCAGGCTCCTGTAACTGAAGTCAACGTATCTACAAGACTGGATCAAAATGTAATATTTGATGTTGACTTTGATGTTGTTGGTATTCAATCATTCAAGGCAAATGATATCATTAAGATTGATAATGAAATTATGTTACTCCAGGATATTGGTGTTGGAGCAACCAACAATTTCAGAGTTCTGAGAGGTCAAATGGGTACTGGTGTTGCCACACACAACATCGGAACATCTGTGGAACTTCTCGGTGGTAATTACAACATTGTTGATAACACACTTCACTTTGTTGAAGCTCCATTTGGTGCAACACCACTCAGTACTACTACACAAGGTCCTGATAATATTGACTGGTCTGGTATCACAACTTATTCTACTTTCCAAGGTAGAACATTTATGAGAAGTGGTATCACTGATGATTCTGCTGATACTTACAGTACCAATTACACCTTTGATAACATTCAAAGTCAGTTCAATGGTCAAAGTAAGTTCTTCTCACTTGTACAAAATGGTAACAATGTAACTGGTTTTGCAACTAACCAGGCAATTGTTCTTAACTCTAACATTTTACAAGAACCACAAGGTGCACAGAACACCACTGGTGACTTTACACTCCTAGAAACTGCGGGTATTACAAGTATCACCTATCTTGGTGATAGTGTATCTTCAGAATCTGATCCTAACATGGCAACGATTCCAAGAGGTGGAACAATTATCTCTGTGGCATCTACTCCAGGTCTTGGATATCAGCCATTGGTATCTGCTGGTGCATCATGTTTCGTATCTGGCGGTGGTACAATTACATCTGTTGAAATTGGCAATCCTGGATCTGGATATAGAGTTGGTATTCAGACCGTTAATGTTGGTTATGCCGTTTCTTCAACGGGTATTACAACAGTTGTGAACATCGGTACAGCAACCATTCAGAATGGACAAGTTGTTGCTATTACAACCAGTTACTTTGGAGCAAATCTTGATCAGAATAACCCTCCTCTCATCATAATTGATGCACCTCTTCCTTATTCAAACATCCCTCTGGTCTATGCAGACGGTCAAAGTGGAGTTGGTACAGGTGCTCGTGTAGATATCACAGTTGGTCAGGGTTCGAGTGTTATTAATTTTAATATTGTGAGTGGTGGATTTGGTTATGGTGATGGTGAGGTATTAAGACTCTCTATTGGTGGTACAACTGGTATTCAGACTGATACAAGTTACACATATGACGAATTCCAACTCACAGTTTCAGATACCTATCGTGATACATTCAATGGATTTACAGTTGGTGAACTTGATGTATTTGATAAACTCGATACCTTGTTCGATGGTGTGGAGAAGAGATTCCCACTCACTATCGCTGGTGCTGGATTTGCCATTGAAACTGCAGATGGTTCTGATATCGACATTGCACAGTGTCTGATTGTTACCATCAATGACATTCTTCAGGTACCAAATCAGGCCTATAAGTTTAATGGTGGTTCTATCATTGAATTTACTGAGGCTCCTAAGGAAGGAGATACATCAAAAATCATCTTCTACAAAGGAACACCTGATGTCGATGTTGTGTTTGTTGATATTCTTGAAACTGTCAAGGTAGGTGACACTTTACAACTTAAGAATGATTCTTCCAAGGGTCAAGGATTTGGTTTATATCAAGAACCAAGAACTGTAGTTGGTATTACAACTCTTGACACTGTTAGAACATTCGCTTACGACGGTCCTGGTATTACTACAAACCAAGCACTTGTAAGACCACTTACATGGTGTAAGCAAACTGACGATATCACTATCAATGGTGACTTTGTAACTAAGGACAGAGTTGAGTATGAACCATCAATCTATCCTGCAGCATATCTGACATCTTATGTTGGAACCTCAAGTGCTGTTGCATATACAGACACTGTAAGACCATTCTTCAATTCTACAAATGAGACTTCACTATTGGATTATCAAGATAGAATTGTTATCATTGATCAATCACCAATTGCATCTGCAATTGCAACTGTAACCGTCAGTGTTGCAGGTACGGTCACTGGATTTACAATTTCCACAGGTGGTCAGGGTTATGATGGTATGACACCATCAGTTTCAATCTCTGAACCAGATGATATTGTAGGTGGAACCAGAGCAACTGCCACTGCAAGTGTTACTGGTACTGCAGTCACTTCGATTACAATCACTAATGCTGGTGCTGGTTATACACAACCACCATCAATCTTGATTGAAGTTCCTAATGCAAGAAGAGAACAGATTGGTGTCAGTTCTTACTTTGGTGATCTTGGGCAGATTGTTGGATATGCACAATCTACAGGTGCTCTTGGAACACTTGAATTGTATATCCCAGAGGATTCTTACATGAGAGATCCTACTATTGTAGGTACCGCAGTTACCATCAGTCAACTCAATACTGGTGACTACTTCGTGGTCAACCTTTCAAACTTTGGTCTGTCTACAAGCACAAGTGACAATATCTATCAAGTATCTGCTGCTTATAACTCCACAGTTGATTTGACTTCAGTTGGTCTTGGAACAACTGCAATTAGAAGAGTTGAGGTTGCAAATGTTGGATTTGGTACCACGGTAGCTGGATTCACACGAGGTAGAAATCTCGGTGAATACACATGGGGTAAGATTCAATTCTTGAATAGAGCAACCGTAGATGCACTTGAATTTACACCTAATTCATACACAGGTATTACTACATCACCGTTGGTTCAGAGATTCAGACCTTTGAAGTTTAATAACTATCAAACTTAAAATAAATAAAACATAGAAAAGGATCCTACAGTAGATGGCATACCAAGGTATTAGCACTGGCACTACGCCTAATGATGGAACAGGTGATACCCTAGTTGATGGTGGTGTAAAAATTAATAGTAATTTCCAAGAGGTTTATAACCTCATTGGTGATGGTTCTACTTTGGCTGTAGGTGTTGTTACTGTCATCTCTGCAGGAACAAATGTTGCAGTGAATACAACAACTGGTTATGTTGAAATTTCTGCACCAACACCTGTTTCTATTGCAACAACTGATGTTGACATCTCTAGAAATCTAAAAGCTGCAGGTATCACAACCTTGGGTGTTACCACAGTTACATCATTCTTATCCTCTGGCATTTCAACTCTGGCAAGTCAGGGTGGTATCACTACAACTGGTGGTGACTTGTATGTAGGTGGTGATCTCTATGTATTGGATGATATTGTATATGATGAAGTAACTGGTAGAAACATCAATATTACTGGTGTTGGTACAATTGGACAGTTATTTGTTGGTGCAGGTCATTCTGCAGGAACACTGAATGTATCTGGTGTTTCTACACTTACTGGAAATGTAAGTCTTGGTTCATCTCTATTGATGACTGATGACAAACAATTTATCTTAGGAGAACAATCAGAATTTACTTTCTTCCATAATGACTCTGATGGAAATGTCATTAGAGTAAATGTAGGTGATTTAAATATTAAGGCAGATACCCAAAACTTCACTAGTGGTGCTGGAACAACACAGGTAATGTCAACCAACGTTGACGGAAATTATGGTGTTGAACTGTATTACAATAACAATAAGAGATTTGAAACAAAACATGGTGGTGCTAATGTATTAGGTTACTTCAAAGTATCTGGTATTTCTACTCTTGGTATTGTAACTGGCGCTACATACTATGGCGATGGATCAAACCTAACACTCACTGGTGCTGACGCTTCTGGTGTTACAGGTATTACAACTCTTATCCAGGCAGGAGCTAACATCAGTGTTACAACAAATTCTGGTATATCAACCATCTCATATATTGGAGCTGCAAATACTTCTAACATAAGTGCTGATACTTTAGTTGTTTCTGGGGTATCGACACTTGGTGTCATTACTGGTGCAACATATTATGGCAGTGGTGCAAACCTTACATTAACTGGTGCTGACGGTTCTGGTCTGACTGGTATCACCACATTGATCTCGGCTGGTAGTAATATTACAGTAACAACGAATGCAGGAATCACCACAATTTCATCTTCTGCTGGAAGTGGTTCTACAGAAAATGTAAGCACAAATACTTTGGTTGTTACTGGTGTTTCTACCTTAGGTGTAGTTACAGGTGCAACATATTATGGTGATTCATCTTATGTTACATCAGGTAAGTGGACTTTAGGTGCTGGTGGTACAAGTCACTACACTTTCACTGGTATAGGGTTTACTCAAACTACTAGTGATCCTGTTGTTTATGTTGCTAGAGGCAGTGTATATGAGTTTGTTAATAATAGTGGAGGGGGTCATCCATTCGAAAGCAGAGTTTCTAATGGAGGTGCTGCATACAATAACGGTGTAGTTGGTAATGGATCGACAAACGGTACGATAAGATTTGAAGTTCCATTTAATGCACCCAACCAATTATATTATCAATGCACTAATCACTCTGGTATGGGTGGAACTATGGTTGTATATCCTAACTTGTTCACTGTCTAAATTCACGTCTAAATAAGAAAAAAGTCCTCTAAACATGGCTGCGATAATTACTGATCAACTTCGTATTTTGAACGCGAAGAATTTTGTTGATTCCGTACAAGATTCTTCTAATTCTTATTATGCTTGGATTGGTTTACCAGATGCTCCTGAGTTTCAGAGTGACTGGAATTCTAATCCTCCAGCACCTAAAGATAGTTTGGATGATTCCAACTATTACTGGGACACCATGTTGGCCCTTAAAAAGATTAATTCGGGTGATGTAAGTCAGGTTATAAGAAAAATTACCTGGCAATCGGGTACCACATATGATATGTGGAGAAATGATATTGATAGAGATAATCCTTCACAACCATCTGGAGCATATGATATCTATGACTCCAACTATTATGTAATGAATAGTGAGTATAAAGTTTATATCTGCCTGTTTAATAACGCAAACCCAGAGAATAGTTTTAGAGGTGGTCCTTCTCTTGACGAGCCAAATTTCACAGATTTGGAGCCAAGAGAGGCTGGAAGCAGTGGTGATGGTTATATTTGGAAGTATCTTTACACGATTAAGCCGAATCAAATCATTAAATTTGACTCAACGAACTATATTGCAGTCCCAACTGACTGGGAAACCAACAGTTCTTACTCTTCTGTAAGAGAAAATGCAGGTACAAGTGGCCAATTAAAGATTGTTACCATTAGAAATCGTGGAGTTGGTATCGGAACTGCCAATGTAACCTATACAAGAGTGCCAATTTTGGGTGATGGACGTGGTGCGGAGGCCACAGTTGTCATCAATAACGACTCAAAAGTCGAATCTGTGACAATTTCAAGGGGAGGAAGTGGATATTCCTTCGGAACTCTTGATTTAGAGAATGGTGGTGTCCCAAATGGTAGTGTAGCACCCGTTTTTAACGTAATTATTCCCCCTCCAGGTGGTCACGGAGCAGATATTTACCGTGAATTAGGTGCTTATAACGTACTTTCTTATGCTAGATTTGAAAATGACACTCAAAATCCAGATTTTATCACTGGAAATCAGTTTGCACAGGTAGGAATTGTCAAAAATCCCACAAATTACAACTCAACAACCAATTTGACCAAAGATAAGGCCAGTGCAGTTTATGCACTGAAACTTGTTGGTACTGGTTACAGTGAAGCAGTCTTTACAGCTGACAGTTTTGTTACACAAACTGTTGGTTTGGGTTCAACAGCAATCGGTAGAGTTGTATCTTACGACCAACAAACTGGTATTTTGAAGTATTGGCAGGATAGAAGAACTGCTGGTTTCAATACTGATGGTACTCAGAACACTGTTCCTGTGTATGGTTTTGAACAATTGAAATTTACATCATCACCTACAAGTGGTGGTAGTATCCAAATCTCACCTAATTCAGGTAATACACTAAATATCGACCAAAACTTTACAGGTGTATCTACGACAATAAATAGTCGTACCTACTATCTGGGTCAAGAATTCATTAGTGGAATTTCAAATCCAGAGTCTCAAAAATACTCTGGTGACATCATTTATGTCGATAATAGGCCATCAGTCACCAGATCATCTTCACAGAAAGAAGACGTTAAAGTTATCTTGCAATTCTAAGAGATATGCCACAGGAAACTAATCTCAATGTCGCTCCATATTTTGACGACTTTGATCCCCAGTCGAATTATTATAAGGTTCTATTTAAACCTGGTTTTCCTGTTCAAGCAAGAGAACTGACTGGTCTACAGTCTATTCTGCAAAACCAAGTTGAGGAAATGGGTAACCATTTCTTCAAAGAAGGTGCTAAAGTCATTCCTGGGGACTTGACCTATATTCAGAATTTCTATGGAATTCAAATTGAGTCTGAATTTCTGGGTATTCCTGTAGGAATTTATCTTGACCAACTAATTGGAACAACAATTACTGGTGCAACTTCGGGAGTCACTGCAAAAGTTGTAACATATATTACAGATAGTGAGTCTGAGAGGGGAGTTTATACTCTTTATCTGAATTATGAGAATTCTTCCACTTCTGATGAAGAAGTAAACACATTTTTAGATAGTGAAATTCTCACCACAAGCACAAATATTACTTATGCATCTACTTTCATTTCTGAAGGTGAGGGTTTTGCAACTACAATTCCACAAAATGCAGCAATTATTGGCTCATCATTCAATTTATCTCAGGGTGTTTACTTCCTGAGAGGGTATTTTGTCAATGTTAATGCCCAAACACTGATTCTTGATCAATATTCCAATACTCCTTCTTATAGAGTCGGTTTAGACGTTGTTGAAGAGATTGTTTCCTCCGATGTTGACTCTTCACTCAATGATAATGCCCAAGGATTCAACAATTTTACGGCTCCTGGTGCAGATAGACTGAAAATTTCCACAACTTTGTCGAAAAAACCACTTGGTAGTTTTGATGAGTCGAATTTTGTTCAATTATCAGAAGTAAAAGACGGTGTTTTACGTCTTATTAACAAAAATACCGATTATAACTTCTTAGGTGATGAACTTGCACGTAGAACTTTTGATGAATCTGGTGATTATTACGTAAAAGAGTTTGTAACTTCGGTTAAGAACAGTCTTAACAACAACGAAGGAAATAGAGGTATCTATAATTCCACTCAAGTCACCCAATCTGGTAACATTCCTAGTGACGACCTTGGTATCTACAAAATCTCCCCTGGTAAGGCATATGTAAAAGGTTATGAGGTAGAAACCATTGCTCCTACTTTAATTGACTTCGAAAAGCCAAGAACTACAAGAACCATTGAAGATCAGGCTGTTAATTTCGGTTTTGGACCAACTCTGAACTTAAACAGAGTTAGTGGATCTGCCACAATTGGTATCAATACTTCTTTAACTCTAAGTTTGAGAGACCAGAGAGTTGGTGTCAATTCATTGGCCTCTTCAGGTAAAGAAATTGGAATTGCAAGAATATATGACTTTGTTTTAGAAGGTGGTTCATATGACACTGCATTCCCCAACCTGAATACATGGGATTTATCATTGTTTGATGTTCAGACATATGCTGAGATCACACTAAATGAGCCAATTACACTCTCCACGTCAACCCTCATCAAAGGTGAGTCAAGTGGTGCAAAGGGTTTCCTAAGGAGTAATGTTACTGCAGATACTGACCTTACAGTTTACAATGTTGAAGGTGAATTTCAAAAGGCTGAGAGACTTATTTTCAATGGAGTATTAGATGATGCTAGATTTGTTACAATTAGTAGGAACTACTCATTGTCTGATGTTAAATCAGTACATGGTGTGGTTGGAACTGCAGCAACCTTTACTGGGGACACAGTTCAGTCATTAGTTCGTAATTTTGGTTCAGCAAATATTTCTGCCGAATTTGGTAGTTCATCACTGATTTCAATTCCTGCAGATCCTGGCTTCTCGTTCATTGGTATCGTTACTGTCGGTAACATTGTAAGATATTCTAGACCAACTTTAGATGTAGCAAGTTTTGCAAGAGTTACAGGTGTAGGTCAGACTAACATTACTGTTCAAGCTGTTCCTACTGTTTCTGGTATTTGTAATGGCGCTCTTCCAACCAGTGTAGAGACCGTTCAGAACTTTGAACTTCTCTCCACCAAAGGGGTTGGTGGTCCTGGTTCAGGTAATTTGGCAAATAATACAACTCTTTACAGTGCATTTCCTAAGACCAATATTTCATCAGTAAATCTTATTGGTTCTGAGTTAGTAATTAGAAGACAATATACAACTTCCATCACTAATAATTCTACTCCTGTCATCAATACCGAAGAAAAGGAGGTATTCTTACCATTTGACGAGGAAAGATATACTCTTATCAGATCTGATGGTTCTACTGAGGTTCTGACAGAAGATAGATTTGAATTTACGAATGGTTCAACGTCACTTCAAATCAATGGTCTTGGTGCTAATGACACTAATACCAAACTTATTACAACAATTAGAAAGACTGACGTTACTTCAAAAACAAAACTGAAGAACGTATCTCAAGATTTGATCATCAATAAGTCAAGTAAAGCCGCATCTGGCATTGGTTCTACTACATTAGATGACGGATTAACATATGGTAACTATCCATATGGTACAAGAGTTCAGGATGAGGTTATCTCACTGAATACAGTTGATGTCTATAAGATCTATGGTATCTTCGAGTCAGATGACAACGATGATCCAGTATGTCCTAATATGACATTATCACAACTTGATGGTATTACTGCTACCACAAATGACCTGATTGTGGGAGAAATTCTCACAGGTCAAACAAGTGGTGCAAAAGGAGTTTATCTCCAGAAACTTGATGATACTGCAATTTACTTTACGTATTTGAATGATACAACATTCCAAAATGCAGAAGTAATTAGTTTTGAGTCTTCAACCGTCAATGGTGTTTCGTCAAACGTAAAACTGGGTTCTAAAGAAGTTACTAATGACTTTAAGTTCTTTAATGGTCAAAGAGGAACATTCTACGATTATTCTAGAATTGAGAGAAGAGGAGAGGCACAGACTCCTACCAGAAAACTTCGTGTATATTTTGCATCATCCTCTTATGATGATGCAGACGAGGGTGATATCACAACTATTAACTCTTATGTTGGTTATAACTACGGAGCAGAAATTGGAGAAGTACAAGACGTAAGAGTATCTGATATTATTGATGTAAGACCACGACTCACCGATTATGTAGTTGCTGAGGATGCAAGGTCACCATTTGAATTTGATGGTAGAAATTTTGTTGATGGTCAGAATGGCAATCTTCAATCATCAAGCCATATCATTGCTTCTGATGAGTCACTAACGGTGACATATGATTATTACTTACCAAGAGCAGATAGAATCTTCATTGATAAAGAAGGTGTTCTTAGTGTTCTTCAAGGTGCACCAGACGATGAACCTAAGCTTCCAGATAGTCTGAGTGGTGTGATGAATATTGCTAGTGTATTCCTCCCAGCATATCTTTATAACACTGCAGACGCAGAAATTAAGTTCATTGAACATAAGAGATATCAAATGAGTGATATCTCTAAACTTGAACAAAGAATTAAAAATCTTGAGTATTATACTTCACTTAATCAACTTGAAACGAATACACTTAATCTGTTCGTTGAAGATGCTAATGGTAATAATAGATTTAAGTCTGGTGTTTTTGTAGACAACTTCACAACTCTTGAACCTCAAGATACAAGTATTGGTATCAGAAACAGTATTGACACTGAGAAAGGAATTCTTAGACCATCTCATTATACTACTGCTCTTAATCTTCAATTGGGAACAACTGCAGTAAATGGTATTGGCACTATATCTGATGCAAATCAAGATTCAAACTTTGCAGAGGTTGTTGGTGCAAATGTCAAGAAGAGTAGTCGAATTTTGACTCTCGATTATACTGATGAAACTTGGTTACAACAACCATTTGCAACAAGAGCTGAAAATGTAACTCCATTTCTGGTTCAGTTCTGGCAAGGCAATATTGAACTCACACCTGAGGTTGACGTTTGGATTGATGTAAACGAACTTGAAGTTAATAATGTAATGATGGAGGGGTCATTTAGAGGTGTTGCTGAGGCCCTAGGTGCAGATATTAGAACAAGAAGAGACGGCTCAAGAGCTGGTGTTTCTCCTGTTGTTTGGAATTCTTGGCAGACTGTTGGTGTAGATGTAAACACTTCATTGTCGAACAATCAATCATCTCGTACAACTTCTACAACAAGACAAACCGATAGTGAACGTGAGAGAATCTCTGTAGGAATTGAAAGGACTACTAGAACCTTTGAAACTACTACTACTAGTGTTACTAATAACAATATTAGGGCAACAACCTCTACCAATCTTTCTCAGAATAGAACTGGAAGACAGTTCTTTGTAAACGAAAGAATTGATACAGAATCTCTTGGTAGTAGAGTTGTAAGAAGAGAGATCATCAACTTTATGAGATCTCGTAATATTAGTGTCACAGGAACTTCATTCAAACCATTTACAAGAGTCTATTCATTCTTTGATGACGTTGATGTAAACAACTATGTAACACCGAAACTCATTGAGATTGAAATGCTTCATGGAACATTTGTTGTTGGTGAGACAGTAAGAGGTAGAATGGATGATGGTGGTTCTCAGATCAGCAATGGTTCTACAATTCCTACAATTGACTTTAGAGTTGCCACAACCAACCACAAGTATGGACGATTCAATAGTCCAACGGATGTATATGATAGTAATCCATACAACAGAGATATTTCAATTCCATCTACCTACTCTGCATCATCAACGATTCTGAACATTGATACATTTAGTCTTCAGTCACAAGATTTCCCACAGTTCAGTGGATGGATTTCTAGATCAATGATCCTGACTGGAACATCTAGTGGTGCACAGGCTAGGGTTTCTAATGTAAGACTTATCACTGATAGAGTTGGTACACTCCAGGCATCGTACTTTGTCCCAAGTCCCAACAATCCTGCAAACCCAACCTTTGAGACTGGCAGATCAAGTTTCAGACTCACAAGTAGTAAAACTAACAGTTCAGTTGAAGGTCTTACTTCAACTGCTGGTGAATCAATTTTCTATTCACAAGGTGATGTTGATACAACTCAAGAAACAACTCTCTCTGTTAGAAATGCAACAGTAAGAAGAGCTGATGTAAGTCAGAGAAGGACTATAGGTGATGCATCAACTTCGAATCAAATTACAATCACACAGACACCCGAAGAAGATATAACAGAGTTCCAAACAACATCAGACAGAAGAGTTGACCCACTTGCTCAAACGTTCTTAGTTGATGATCCAACGGGTGTATTCATCACTAAAGTTGATTTATTCTTTGTAACTAAGGATGAAAATGTTCCTGTTCTCTTTGAAATAAGAGAGACCACTCTCGGTACTCCAAACGACAAGGTTCTTCCTTTCTCATTCAAGAGTGTAGATCCTAAAGATGTAAAACTCAGTCAGGATGGCACTGTAGCAACAACTATTACACTTGATGCTCCAGTTTATCTGAACCCCGAAAAAGAATATGCGTTGGTTCTTCTTTCACATTCTACAGAGTATAGAGTTTGGATCAGTAGACTTGGTGAGGCTGATGTAACAACATTAGGTCAAGAAGCAGGCCAGATTCTGGTTACTGAGCAACCACTTCTTGGTTCTCTTTTCAAGTCTCAAAACGCTTCAGTATGGACACCTTCTCAGTATGAAGATCTTAAATTCAATCTTTATGTTGCAAACTTCAAGGCACAGGGTTCTGTTTCATTCTTCAACCCAGAACTTCCATCAGATCTCTCACAGATTGATCCTAATGGTTTGACAGTCAACTCAAGAGAAATCAGAGTTGGTCTTGGAACAACTGTAAATGATAGTGGTCTTGTTGTTGGTAGAACTGTCAAACAGTTAAGTATTGGAGCACAAGGTACTCTGGTTGCATTTGCAGGATCTATAACTTCTGACTTTACTATTACAAATGCCGGTGTCGGTTATACACCATCATCTGGTGGATTTACTTACACTGGAGTTGCTCTAACGTCTATAACTGGTAGAGGTATAAATGCAACTGCTGATATCACAATTCAAGGCGGAGTTGCAGTTGGTGCAACAGTTAGAGCAGGTGGTTCTGGTTATGTTGTTGGTGATGTATTGACACCAGTACAAGTTGGAAGTGTCAATCTTGGTTCTGGTATTCAACTATCTGTTAATCAACTTCTTGGTAATAATACACTTGTACTTGATAACGTACAGGGTAACTTTACAACCAATTCTGCATACCCACTGTATTATGAAAACAGTGTTGGATTTACAACAGAACTCAATGGTGTTGGTGGAAACGTTATTCCTGTATCACCTATCACCGTCACAGAACAGGGTAACTATATCAGAGTATTCCAGAGAAATCATGGTCTCTACTCTAACGTAAACAGAGTAACAATCTCTGATGTTAGAAGTGATGTGACTCCTAATACTCTTTCACAACAATATGGTTTTGACACCACAACCTTCATTACCATTGAAGGATTGGCAACAAACTTTGAGACTTTTGAAAATCTTGGTGTAGGTGGTACTAACCCAGGTTATGTGAAGATTGGTGATGAGATTATTTCTTATACTGGTGTCAATGGAAGAACTCTGACTGGTGTTACAAGAGGTATTGATAATACAACCATCTCAACACACTCTTCTGGTGAACTTGTCTACAAGTATGAGTTGAATGGTGTGTCTCTCAGAAGAATCAACACTTCACATCTACTTGCAAATGTGGATTCTACTGAATTGGATGAAGCACCTATTGGACTTGACTACTATTATGTCAAGGTTCAGATGAATACAAATGGTACAAATAGAGCACCATCAAATGCTGAAGGATTCCCACCACTTTACTTCAATGAAAACAAACTTGCAGGTGGACCATTGGTCAAGGGTACTTACAACTTACCATATAATTTGATTACACCTAAGATTACTACTATAACACCACAAGGTACAAATCTTATTGCACAAGCAAGAACAATTTCTGCTTCAAGTGTATCTGGCAATCAGCCCTCATATCTCGACAAGGGATATAAACAAGTTACAATCTTTGATAAGAACTATTTTGATGGTCAAAGAATGATTGCTTCAGCTCAAAACGAAGGTCTCCAGTTGAATGGTGACACTTTTGCTGGTAATAAGTCATTTGAGATGCAATTTACTTTATTGACAGGAAACTCTAGAATTAGTCCTGTCATTGACCTGGATAATGCATCTGTTGTTTATACAATGAACAGAGTTAATCGTCCCGTCACAGATTATGTGGCTGACTTTAGAGTTAATGGAACTGAAGATGATCCTAACAGATTCACCTATGTATCTAAGAATGTAACTCTTGAGAATCCAGCAACATCATTACAAGTTCTCCTTGATGGTTATGTATCAAACTTCTGTGACCTTAGAGTGTTCTATGCAGTTGATCAAGATGTACCACTAGAGGATACAATCTTTGTTCCTTTCCCTGGTTACAAAAACATTGATATCAACGGTTCTATTCTTGATATTTCATCAAATAATGGTACTCCCGATAAGAAAGTTCCTAAGGTTGACGCTTATGTCCCAGAACCAACTCAAGATCAATATAAAGAGTACAAATTTACTATTGATGAAGTAAAACCATTCAAGTCATTTAGAATTAAGATTATCGGTACTTCGACAGATCAGTCTAATGTACCAATGATCAGAAACCTGAGAGTACTTTCATTCGCATAATATGGACAATATGATTCCTGTTGATGGAATGGATGGCTACTATAGAGACATCCATTCTGGTGCCATTGTAAATACAAATAACATTGATTATGAAACATATGTGAGGAACCGACAGAAATTGAGTGAGGATAAAAAAAAATTTGATTCTCTTCAGTCTGAGGTAATTAATTTAAAAAGTGACGTGACAGATATTAAGAATATGCTTAATTCTATCACTGATTTATTAAATAAATAGACATATAAGTAGGTCTCATTATAGATGGCACAGCCTAGTACTAGACAAGAACTGATTGATTATTGTTTAAGACAATTGGGTGCTCCAGTCTTGGAGATCAATGTTGCAGATGAACAGATTGAAGACCTTGTAGATGATGCCATTCAGTATTTCCAGGAGAGACACTTTGATGGTGTCACCCAGGTTTATTTGAAGTATGAAATTACTGAGGAAGATATTAAAAGAGGTAGAGCAAGACCACCTGGTGCACCTCAGGATGAAAATGGAACAACTGGTATCACTTCAATAACAGCATCTGCTAATGTTGCTGGTACTACAACTAATTTCACTTATTATCAGAACAGCAATTACATTCAGATTCCTCCATCAATCATTGGTGTCAATAAGATCTACCAATATCCTGATGGAATGGGTACGGGTATATTCAATGTAAGATACCAGTATATGTTGAATGATTTTATCGGATTGAATGGTTGGGGTGCTGGTGGTTTTGATTTGTTGTCATACTCAATGACAATGTCATACCTTGAGACAATTAACTTTATTCTAAACACACATAAACAGATTCGTTTTAATCAAAGAACTGATCGATTGTATATTGATGTTGACTGGAGTGATCTAACTGCTGGTGAGTTTTTAATTCTTGATTGTTGGGCAATGAATGATCCCAATGATTATGCAAGAATCTACAATGATTCATTTATCAAACCATATCTAACAGCACTGATCAAGAGACAGTGGGGACAAAACTTAATTAAGTTCCAGGGTGTTAAACTTCCTGGTGGTATTGAGTTCAATGGTAGACAACTAT